GTAATCGCCCCAATCATAACTCATCGAAAGGTAAACTGTGGCTGGGCCTTCGGAGCGAATAAAAGTGTTTACCTTGCGCATTGTTTTGCGAACTTCGGTGTCACCAAAATCTAAGTACGGAGTTGCGTAGACGGCGATAATGTCTTCGCCATTAAAGTCCGTTCCCTGTTCCTGCCGATAGACTTTCCCATCGTAATCTCCATGCAGGACGTACTCAGTTCGACCAATGTAATCTGATGTTGTGCAGGACGCTCGGATGCCCGTCAGCTCCCCAAACTCCCAGCCAATTGAACCGTCTTGGTTCGCCAGACCGCCGATGATGCCGTAGGAACTTGTAACGTTCGCATCATTGTCGTCTCCGACGAAAAACCGCACTTGGGATTTAGATCGGATAACAACCCCGTTGATGGTGTCCATATCGTATTCTCGGATCATATCAACGAGTGTGACTTGGATAGGTTTAGAGATCGTTTCAAGTTCAACATCGCCAATCCGGCTTGTGCCTGAAACGGGACGGAAGCCATCTGGTGCAAGGAACATCAGGTCACCACCAATTTCGAGAACGCTGTCTCGGGCAATACATCCAACGTTGGTCGTAACTTGGTCTGTTACGAAGCCAGAAGTAATGTCTGGTGCCACTTTTTTGATGCTGTTGGTGCCAAAAACAAAGAGGTCGTCTCGAAAGGGTTTGAACTGAACAACGTTAAAACCCGGTGTGATCTGCCCAGCGCCTGATGCTGATGTGAAATCGAATGGATCACCAGGGGCTGAGTGACATAGCACTGAGCGGGATGCCCTATCGCCGCCAAAGAACAAGTGATTTTCAAAAACATCTACGAGTGCGGGAGCGTTGACAATTTGGTTGCCACCTGGACTTGCTGTGCCGCCTGTATTTGAGCTGTTGAGCTGATACCAATTTGTACCGTCAAATATGATTGCGTTGTTTACGCCATCGGCAAAAGCGATATGCGAACCATCTCCAAAATCCCACTGAACATGACGGATTTTATCGACTGTGCGAACGCCATCTGTTGTGTTTAACGTCAGGCTATTGGTCATTGCCTGCCAACCGACCTGAGAGACAAACTTATAAAACTTGTAGGTGTTCGCTCCGACATCTTTACGGGCAGCAACGATGTAGGGATTGCCGATATGCTCGTTCTTATAAATCGCAACGCACAGGACTTTTCCTTCAGCGTTGGCTCCACCTACTGTGACATCCAACTCTTCGAGTAATTTGAAGCCTTCAATACGGCGGTATCCACCATAGAGACTGGGTTCAAAATTCACCAAACGAGTGGCGGAACCTGCTGCGGCCTCGGATAGATACAAGTGGTTTTGGTTGGAGTTCAAACCGCCTGAACAGACCAGTTTGTAACTTTGAATTTCATCAGCCATCTAGAAAGCGATCCTAGTGTCCCGAACGTATTCGTATGAATTGATGTAGAGGGTTTGGAGGTCCTTGAGACCAAGCGTAAACGCCTGAAACGCTGCATTTGCTGCGTCGATATTATCTTTGAACATGTAGAGGTGATAAAGCGCACCATCGATTATGACGGTATCGAAACTCTCTGGAATACGGGTGACATCATCATGTGCTGTCAGATCCGCATAGTTGAGGTAATACCGAAACCGAAGGCTGTAGGTTTTGTCAGGGGATGGCGTTACACCAAACCCTGTTCCATGGCTTGGAAATACGAAATCAGGAACGGCTCTGCCAGTCGATCCCGCATCATAGTCGGTATCCCGATATTTAGCGTACCACTCATCCCGCTCGATTGCGGAAAGAGTTTTGTAGCTTACCCCTAAGCTGTCATTTTTCTGAATTTGAAATGAGTTGTAATCTGCAATTTTGAAATAATCAGGCCAATCATATTCGGTCCTGCCTACCTCAAGTACCTGCGTATGTTCGCTTGCATTGAAGGGCCATTCAAACTCAGCCTGATTGATCTTTGCAATCGCTGCTCGTACCGCATCCTTAACGAGTGCCTGTACGCCTCTTACATCTGCAAATTCGGCAGATGTCATCTCAACTTCATTGATACGGCGCAACACCATGTTGCAAAGGTTTAAATATGTGCTGGGCATGGATAGTCCTTAAAATGACTGTGGGGGCAAGTTGCCCTGCCCCCGAATTGGCGATTAAGCCAAGCAATAATTTGCTGTAACCAACGCTTCTGGGCGAAGTATTTTCTTTCCGTAAAGCTGCATACCTCGGCAGATGTCTGCGAAAGTATCTGGTGAACGGAATACTTCTGTTTTTGCGATCTGATCAGCAACAGCAACTGCGCTGTCATGGCCAGATACAATAACGCCGAAGTTCGCTTCAGAACCTGTTGATGAGTTAACGCCTGCACCTGTGCCTTCGTATGGAAGGTTGTTTGAGGTGTAGATGCGGAAACCTCGGATGGTTCCTGGCATACGACCATTGCGCATTTCGCCTTCTCCACCATAGTCTCGGTTGATCAATTTTGCGTCTTCATCCATCAGGATTTCTTTGAAAACTGGATCAACGACAACCCAACGGCCATCTGTATCGACGTTTTGTGCGTCCATTAGACGGGCCATGCGGTTTAAGACTGCTAGTGGTGATGTGACAGCACCTGATCCGCCGCCTGCAGCAACAGGGATCGCAGTTACTTCGCCTGCTGTACCTGTGTTGCCTGCGCCGTCAGCAGCACCCGCAAGCTCTGCACCACCGAAATCAGTGATGTCTAACTTGTTGGCTGCAAGCAATTCGTCTGCACCTGCGCCTGTGTTGGCGGCTGTACCGACTGCTGCTGTGCGTCTTGCCCATGAGCCTGAACCGCCTTCCCAACCGGACAAGTAGCCTAGGATGTTCTCATCGAACGCATCCCGAAGCTTGTATGCCGCTCGGTCAGTGGCCAGATCCATGAAGTTCACATGTGAGTGAGCTTCTTCAATATCATCGAGTGCGAACTGAAAATATGATGCAGTGTCGATAATCATTGTGAAGTCTGTGTCGGTCAAATCCTGTGTCGCCAAGGTAGTACCCCGGAGGTAGGAATTGATAGTGATATCAGGCTCTCGGATAATACGCACCGTATCACCCATGTTACTGATTTCATTGGCATAATCCGTATTGCTGATGTCCTCAACAACCGAACTCTTCCTAAAAGCTTTCTGAACTTTTTTGCTATAAATTACTGGGCTGAACCCGCCTGAGTTGAGGTTGGTGTAGCCCGATGCCTTTCCAAATGCCATTGTTTGATCTCCTTGTGAAAATGGCGTTGCATTCTCAGAAGGACCCATGAGCGGCAGTGCTTGATGGAGGGTGCGTATATACCGCCGTATATACGGGCCTCTCGGCACTGGTGGACTTTGCGTCTTTGTCTTCTGGATAATTTGATCACTCAGGGGTGGGCGTAATGCGGCCCTGAATGAGGTGAGTTTGTGAACTCATGAACAAACCTACATTTTTGGTTTGTGCAAAAATTCACCACTATATGTTGATTTTGATTGACAGATTGTCTCAGTTTGGGACATGGTCTCTGCAACAGACCCGAAGTGGCCTGAGAAGAGCAGCCTCCCTGATCATCCCCAAACTAGAATGGGGCTTGCTCTTCGCCGAGCAAGGTTGTCACTCCTCTCCCATTGGTAACCTTGCTACGAAATGTGAGGGCGCTGGCTCCAACCTCCCTATCGGAGTCAGTCGAACTGGTCGGCCAAGAATCCTGTAGTCATCTTGGCCGACCTTTTCTTTTTTTTTGATAAAAACTTGCCATTAGAAAAGTGGAGTCTACTTACCTGCAGTGGCTTCGGCCACACTCCCTGTTGGACTGGCCCCGCCTTGTGCGGGGCATTTTTTATCGAGCAGCCCCAGAGATGTCATAAACGAAGGCACCTGAACGCATTGCTTCCATAATTGCTTCTTCGTTTTTCTCGTAGTCTCGATCACTCATTTTTGCGACTTGGCTTTCGCTGAATTTCACTTTGCCTTCGACGCCTGGGGTTGAGCTGGAGGTTCGTCCGACTGATGTCGCCGCTGACTTCTTGTTTGTAGTTTTTCGACGCCCAGTATCGGCTTTATAAAGGTCCAAGGCCCGAGCGGCTGCATGAGCGTCAGTGTTGTTTTTATAGAGAGCATCCTGAATATACCCCGGTTGCATTGCGACCCATTCATGGAATGTCGGGTCTTGTCTGATTTCGCCAAAGTCAGGGTGGAGTTTGTAGAGCTGTTGCTCTGCCTCTTTTCGGGTGAGTTTGGTTTCCAGGTCCTTGAGGTGACCTAAACGCTTCTCCCCCTCCTCCAGTGCCTCGTTGGCTCGTTTACGGGCGATTGTATCAACAATTTTAGCAACGTCCGGATACTTTGCGCTCCATTGTTCGATCTCTTCGTCGGTCTTTGGAAAACGTATTTGCCCTTTGGCTGCGCTATCAAGCTGCTGCTTTAATTGATCAATCTCTTTGTCTTTTTGTGACATCAAATTTTGAGAATGACGGCGTAGATCACCATATCGCTTTTTAAATGATGCCTCTTCAGGGTTTTCTGCTTCAGGCTCCGCTGCTTCCTGTTCTTGTGCCAGTTCTTGGCTGTACGTTAGATCGTCGTCTAACTCTTCTGCTCGTTTATATTTTGCCATGTTGGTTCCTTGGGGGCCGAAATACGGGTAGCCCAGCTAAAATCACATCATGAAGGCCAATTTCGGCTTCTTCACCATGCCGTACATCGATGTCTTTGTTCCGTAATCTGACTCGATGTATTCGTCCGTTTCTCGGACTTCAGGTTCCTCAATCTCCACCTCGACCTGGGCCACTTCGACCTCATTGCCTTCAGGTGTTTCTTGAGGTTCTTCATCGTCGTAGGATTCATCTTCGACGTATTGAATAAGGCCCATGTCATACATGCCCATGAGGCCCATTTTTGCTTCATCCTGCATCATCATAATGTGCTTCAGGCCATGCCACTTAACGACATCGGCAGGGAGTATATACTCACCGTCTGAAACCATTATTTCGATATCGTCTCGAACGTTTTCTGGTCCTGATCCAGGCGGCACAGGATTTCCTGAATACTCATCAGCCATGATCCCAGCATCCATCCCGCAAGCGATCCCACCATGATACATACCAGGGGCGTCATCCAATTCCTCATCACTAGTTGCCTTTTGTATTGCTTCGCCTCGTTGACGCTCATAACTGCTCAAGCGGCCATCGTTGTTCAGATCCGCATCGTCTTCATTGAGCTGAAAACGCTTCTCGGCCATCTCTTCGCCTTCTTGAGTTCTGATGCCCTTTCGGGCTTCTTTTTTCGTCGCCATTATTCGGCTCCTTTAATTACTTCATCTCGCAGTGTTTCGAGGCGTCTTAGC